CGTCGTTCGGCTTCTCGCTGTTTTCCAATGGCTACTTGCACCGCAGCCGTTGCATCTTTGCGCCGACGCTGTTTGGCCGTTTTCTGTGGAAGCGTTGAGTCTGAAGCCTCCTCAGGCAGAGGATCTGTCGTTACCTCTCGTACCGTCTCGTCTTTTGACTCGGCTGTTACTGGATCGCTAGTATCCGATTCCTTTTCAGGGGATGCAGTCTCTTGACTTTCCGGTGTCGGATCAGGTGGAGCACTATCACTAAGATCAAGAGACGCTTGCAGTTGGTCGCTTGATTCGTGGTTAGACTCGATTGTAATTTCACCGGACGTCGCTGATGTCATAAAGAATCCTTACGCTAGATGTGTCATATTTTTGCATATTTCCTAGAGGCATACAATCTCCAAGTCAGGCTCGAGCACTAGAAGGACGCAACTGCGGATATTTCCGAAACACCGCCTGTCGAATCCCATCGGGATCGGGCGCGTTGTGAGCCAGCTTCAACGCACTTTTCGCCCGCGCCAATGTGTTAATAGGATAACTCCCAGCCGGTGATCCCCCAGATGGCCCGGCAAAGGTTTTTACGTGCGGATAGCGGCCGACATTTGAGCCGCCAGGTCGTTTCCGGGCCGCCCGAATACGTGGACTCAACATCTCTCCCAAGTGTCCGACGGTATTAGACTGGAGCATACGGTGTCTCCTCTGAGGTTTCAGGCGTCTTTTTGTTCTTCTTCGGGGTCACGACGGACACAATAGCGGGATCTTTCGTCGCCTGTGTCAATGCAGCATCGAGGGTTTTCATGTCTCGATCGTGCGATTGCTCATCAGTGGTCATGGACTCTTTATGCTCGGCTTCGAACACCGTTTTATCCTCTGCCGCCTTGACCTTCATTTCAGCAATCGCTAAATCTGTCTCATTCTTCATGCGTTCCAGTTCCACACGGACTTGGGCATCAGCCTGTTCACGGGCCGTAATGGCCTGTTGTTTCACCGATTCGGTATCGACTTCACGGGTCTTTTCATCCAGCGCCTTCGTGAGCTGTTCAAGCATCTGCCCCTGTTCTTGGAGTTCAGACTGGAGCTGTTCGACCGTCGGTTGTCCACTCGGATCCTGTAACGGCGGCGGGAGGAGTTTTTTAATACGTTCGGCGGCTTCATTATGGCCAGGGAAATCTCTGAATTTCAAATACAAATCGCCCAAAATCGGGAACAGGGACGGATTCGCCTGGAACAGTTGGCCCATTTCATCGGCCCCTTCTTGCGTCCGGGACTTGTAACTCCGTCCAATCGTGACGACGACGCCATAACGGCCTTTTTTGAGGTCATAGTGTAAGACTTCTGGCGGCGTCGGTGCGCCCATCTGTCCGGGTGCGCCTGCTGGCATTCCTCCTGGTGGCATCCCTCTTGGTGGCATGCCGGGTGGCATTCCGCCTTGAGGCATCCCTGGCGGCATGGGAGGCACGCCCGCACCGGGCCCACCTGGACTCATACCCATCGGAGACATCGGCGGAGTGATCCCAGGAGCTCCGGGCGGCATCATCGGTGGGCCTCCAGCGGGCACGGCACGCGGGCGTCCTCCATTGATCCCCGCCTGGAACGGCGTATTTAAGAGTACGGTCTTGGGTTCATCCTCCATATCAAGCACCCGGGCGACTCGTCCGGGACGGTCGTAAATATGTGGAATTAAATCCAAGATGACCTTCGCTTCATAGGTGAGACTCACTTCGGCCAAACTGTCGAGAAAATGGCTACTGCCATGCTCAAATTGCTGTTGGAGTGCGAGCACCGCCTTGCCACTCCGCGCACTTGAGGTTTGCTGTCCCAAGGCCGGTTCATACGCGCCCGTCCCTTGATGGATAAAATCTCTCGCCTGATCTAAGAGCACCATCGACGGGCCCAAACGCGAGGTATCCACCTGGGTGCGCTGTGGCGGCGGGGCCGGGGTGCCGTTCAGACTCACATTCCGGTAGCGGAGGTACGGAAAATTCCGCACGTTGGCCAGTTGCCACTCCTGTTCGTGGCCTTCTTCCTGGCCTTCGACCATCGTGTAGGGGGCTTTACTTTCGAGCGCCGCCAATTCCACCGCAGAACTGGCCGAGTAATTGAGCAACCGCACCGCGTCTTTATTGGGCTCGATAATGCCGACCCAGCGCCGTTGCTGTTCGAAGGGGATGAGTTCGCGTCCGAGGACAGGCACAATGGGAATATAGCGGCCGTCCTGGGTCTGCGCGGGTTCGAGTTCTTCAATCGCGTTCATGACGCTCCACCAGAGGGTGGGCACTTGCTCCTCGACGGATCGAGCGCCGTCTCCCTCCAGCACCGTGCGGCCCTCGGGGATTTCATCGTCAAAGGCATCGGTACCGTCATCGAGCAAGACGCGTGTGCGTGTCGCGTGTTCCAGGCGGTAATATTCTGCCACCCGTACCGCACGACCGGCATCGCCGGGATCGCCACTAATCCATTTCGGCGTCTCCACGCCTATAATCGAGAGCTCGTCTTCGCTAAAGGCCGCCATTTTACTCTTGGGAAAGCGCCGCTTATACGTCTCCCACGGCATATCCTGCACCAAAAACGCCCACTGGCCGTCTGACCAATCGGGTTCTTGGGCAAACGGGTCTAACACCACGCTGCCCTGCTGGAGAATGCGCTTAATCGTAATTTTCTGGTCGAAGGGCGATCCGCCGTCAGGATCAGCTTCGGTGAGGACGCGGTAAAACCCCCGTCCGGCCTTGACCGCCCGCTCAAACGCCCAACTGCGGGCCAACCCCGCTCGGGAATCCACTTCAATCCGTCGATAGAGTCCTTGAATGATCTCCGCCGTCTTATCATCGGCCGTTTCTGAAATCGGATGTATTTTAATGCCTAAATGTGCTGCTTTTTCGGCATTGAGCGTCATCTGAATCGGTTGGTCGAGGGTCGGAATCGACAGCATCGGCCGTTGTGGAATCGCCACGCCGCCCACGATTTGGGGTTTCCGCTGGTCTTTGACATCATCCGGCCATGCCATGTCGGGCACTTGAAACCTGAGCGCTTGCTCTTCTCGTTGTCGTTGGTCGCTATCAGCGGTGGTGCCTAGAGTAAATCGATCGAGGGCTTGCTGTATGTCAGTGTCCATGAGGCTCCTATGCGGCTGGACGTGTACGCTCGGTCACATCGTGCTGCACGCAGGCCACAATGTCATCAAAATTCATTAAAATAAATAAGGCATCCTCGTCTCGTACCCGTCTTCCCGCTCGGGTACGGTCGCTCTCGTCGGTTTCTGGGGGATGCACAATGATGTGATCCGTGTCAGCCGTGGGTTCAAACCAATAGCCAGACGCTTCTAGCCGCCAGAGTCTTTGGATCACCTGACTGTCGGCCATAAATCCGTCTGGAAACGTGACCCAGGACGTCATGCCGACATCCAATCCGCGTCCGAGGCCGTATTGAGACGCCGCTGTACCACCCGTGCCGGCGGAATCCGCATCAGTGGTTGTCCCGACAGTACCAAATAGCGCGTCGCATCCATTAAATGGTCGCTGTTTTTGACGATTTTTCCCTGCTCGTCTCGGTGATAGCGGCGAAATTCCGACCGCCAGTTCTGTAAATGTTCCTGGACTTTTAATCGGCCCGATACCAGCAGATTCCAGGTGTCGGTCAGGCCCGCTTCGACGGCGTTCATCGCCGGATCGAGTTTGAGGCCCAATCGCCCGTAAATATCAATCAACGCCCGGCCGTCCGCTTGGCTACTGCCCGCTGACGCCGGATCAATCACGCCGTGCATCCAGTCGCCACGCGCTCGGATGGCTTCCGCATGGCTGGCTGGCTCTCCATGTCCCATGTAATGCTCGTCGTAGAGGACAATTTGTCCGCTTCCAGGGTTTTTCGCGCCCCAGATGACCGCCGTCTTGTTCCAGCCCACATCCATCGCATAGACTTTGGGCCAACTGACGGGAATCGCCGCTGTCGGTACCAGAATCTCACGCTCTCCAATGGGATAAATCGCGCCAGAGCCCAACGCCGGTTCTCCTGCGGTTCTGGCGGCAATTTGGTAGGGCGGCGTCGTCGCCCGCATGGCGTTCTGCATGTCTGGATCGAGATGCGGCACGTCTTGCCAGCCCGCCTGAATATAGCCCTTGACGCCGTTCGTATCTTCCGTCTCGGGCTCCAAAAACCCTTTGACGACTTCTGACATGCCCTGGAGCGGCGTAAAGGTCGTAAAAATCATGCCCTTGGTGGTTAATGTCCGATACAGCATTTCCGTGTAACAATCCGCCGGCGGTTCCTCATCACACCAAATCACATGCTTCGCGGTGCCCTCGAAACTCTGCCGTCCCTGTTCGTAGGTCTTGAGCCCCAAGACGCTCTCTCCGCCACTCACATGCCGTACCACCGCGCCTTCTAAGGCTCCTGGTAATCCCCTGGACGCAATCGTTCGCTCAATCAAATGTGCCGGAATCATGCCCGATCCAATATCTTGGACACGTCCTAACAGCTTCTGCTGCACAATGTCCCGCGTCGTCTGCGAGTTCGTCCCCACACACCAGGCTTCAATGGGTGCGTGAAATCTTCGCCCCATCCACCAGTCCGGATACTTCCCGGTCAGATGCAGGGCGGTTTCATAGGCGCCTGCTTCAGATTTTCCGACCCGGTTCGCCGCCATAAACAGCCGCTGAGGGGTGCGCTTCCCTAAGGCAAAAAAGTCTAGCTGTTTGGGATAGTGCTCCCGCGCACAGGGGCCGCTGTCTGGAAAGTAATTCGCCATCTTGGACGAGGATCGACGCTCGGCTTCTTCCTGGAGTGCCGTGAGCCGTGCTTGTTCTGTCTGCGTTAAGACACTTGACATCTCTGTGAAAACATTATAACCCAGCGGCGGGTGCAGGGTTTTGCCGGGTGTGGACTTTTTTTACGCGGGGTAGATACGGATATATATGTACATGTGGTTTTGCTGTGGTCTTTTGTTTTTCTGAAGAAAGTTCATTTTTTTGAAGATGGGTAATTCCTACGCTCGAAGCTCGAAGCTCGAAGCACCACCCCAAGCTGCAACTAAAATAATAATCAAATATTTTTGCAAGGATGCGATTAAACCTTGACATCCCACACCGATGCAGATTAGGGTTAGAGCATCCGCAATTCAGCGATAAGAAAGGACTCTTATGTTCACACAAGAATCAGAGAATCTCGCCAAAGTTTCGAACTCTATCGGGTCTGATATTCGTCTTGCCTTACTTGATCTCGATAAGCTTGACAGTGCCTCCCTTCCGGTCACGGCGAAGGAGAAAGTAAGGGACGCGAGAAACCACGTGCTCAATATCACCTTTAAGCTGATGGAATTCAGCGCGAACCCAGCCGGGCCGAAGCCTGAACCCGTAACCAAGGCCTAAGGGAGCCTTGAGAGTCGCTCACAGCGTATCTGTGAGCCTCTCTGAGGGTTAGACCTAAAGGCGCACTAGAGCGCAGGACGGAGGCAGTATGAGCATTAAGAAGCAGGGCGAGATGTCGGACGAGCTGGCGTTAGGATTACGAAGCAGGGTGGAAGGGTTGACCGAATGGATCACAGAGTTTGAAGCCTGGATCACAAGCCTTGAAGGGATAGAACGGGACGCGGTCTTGCAAGACCTAACGGCAGAGTTTGCCAGTCCTATTGGCAGTTTCTTAGGCAGACTAGAAACCTTCGAGGAGGGAGGAGAATACAGAGACGAAGACGAAGACTAACCCCTGGGTT